CATTTTATCTAATGAAGATTTTGAAAATAAATATGGGTCAGCCAATACTTTAAACATTATTAAAAATTTTATGCAAATTTTTCAATATAAAAGTCAAAGTTTCAATATGATTGCAAATGATATGCAGCGCCAACGTCAAATTGATTTAATGAAAATTTGGTTTAATAACAATGTTCAAAAATTTGATAATTAAAAATAATGTGTATTATATATACACATTATATGAAAAAATTCAATTTAAAACTTACACAAAGTATTATTATAAGCCCTCCAACACATTTTGTTCCAAACAAGACAGCTGGAGGTGGAGGTAGTAGTAAATCTACCACAAAGGTAGTTATCCCCAAGGCATTTGCAATGAAACCAATTTTTAATAACACCGTCTTTTATAAACCACATACAACAAGTGTAGGAGTTGGAACAGTGCGTAATGCCAGACATATTAAAGGAAATACATAATTTATTTTGACGGTGCGGTCATCCCTGATATTAATTTACCATTTTTATAAACTCTGCACTTGAATGTATTTTTTGTAGGTACACTACAAACTTCATTATTATTAACTCCTACAAAATATTGCAACGCTGGACTTCCTGATACACTAATAATATATGACCAAAAAACACCAAATAATCCACCTATTACCAATGACATTATTAATTGTTGGATAGAATAGCAAGAATTTCTTGCATTCCATACCATATCAAACAATAGTAAAATAGGAAAGAATACGATAGTAGCTATATTTTGTTGTACAAAGTTATTTTTAACAATTGTGTACAACAAATAACCAAACGTAAAAGAGATCATAGACTGACCAAGAGGCAATTTAGATATGTCTCCACTTTGTCCAACAGTAATCATATTACATATTTCTGGTCTAGAACCAGGATCAACTTTAACAATAAATTCGGATAGCCCACCACCAATCATTATCGTAGTAAAACAGGAGAACAATAGTCCCGCTATGTAAACCAGACCTTTAAAATCTTGATTGAATATAGATGATAATGTAAAAAAACATACAAGAATAAATGGTGCTAAACGTAAAAATAAATATGAAAATGCTACTACATTTAATTCCATAATTCTAAATTTTATATATTATTATGAGAGATAATCATATTCTAGGTTCTCCACCAAAGTATACGTATGACTAGTTATTCATAAGATAATCAGCAAAAAACATATTGAAATACATCCTTAATATTGGATATTTCTATAAAATTAACATTTTTATATGAGTTTTTATTTTCAGTTTTATTTTTCCATTCATTAAAATCTTTGCTGTTCATTTTAGGATATAAAAACGTTTTTATTCCAGAACGAATACCACCTATTATTTTACTATCTAATCCACCAATAGCTGTTATTTCACCATTTAAACTAATTTCACCAGTTAATGCAATATCATTCTTAATACGTTTGTTATTTAATAAAGAATAAATGGCTACAGTTATTGCTGCACCTGCTGATGGACCATCTTTAGATACACTACCTTCTGGACAGTGAATATGTAAACCTTGATCTTTTGTATCTTCAAATTTCTTTAACCATTTCTTTTTTATTTCATCACTTGTTAATTTCCAAGCGAGACTTTTGGCCACATTCATACTTTCTTTCATAACATCACCTTGTAGACCTGTTAATTTTAATTCTAAAAAAGTAGATGATGGAAAAAATAAAGTTTGTATTGGTATAATTCCACCTCTGGCCATAGCATTTGCCCAAAGACCATTAATAATTCCTACTTCCGGTTCTGTATGTATATACTTTTCTATAATTTTACTGTATCTTGCAAGATATTTTGTTTCAATGTTCTCTTTCGTTATTATTATAGGCAACTCATAATCGTCTGTATCCATATTTGATTTTAAATTAATCAAGTTAATTTCTCCAAACAAATCAAATAAAATTTCCTTGAGTTTTCTAACACCAGGTTCTATTGTGTAATTAACAATAATATACTCTATCATTTCATCTGAAATTTCTACTACGTTCTCGAATCCCATCTTTTTATTTATTTCTGGAATTAAATATTTTTTAACAATAATTATTTTATCATTGATTGTAAGATTATCAAATTTTATTCTGTGAATTCTATCTAATAATACTTTGTCAATTTGGTCAGGATCATTGTAAGAAAAAATAAATAATGCTTTGGATAAATCGATGTCAATTCCAGAAAAATATTTATCTTGGAATTTATCGTTTTGCGTTTGATCTATTAAATGTGTGAAAATACCAGTTATTTCTTTTCCGTTCTCTGTTTTGCTAACTTTATCTAATTCATCAATATAAATAATAGGATTCATACATTTTGTTTCCATCAGAATATCAACTATTCTACCCCAAGTAGAATTCATATAGGTATATCCGTGCCCTTCCAATAATGATCCATTACTTGAACCACCTAGAGCAATAAATGCAAATGGTCGTGAATTACCTTCATCGTCTTTTAAACAATTGGATAATCCTTTTTTTGCCAACGAAGTTTTACCTATACCTGGACAACCTTCAAACCCAAAACAATAACCGGTTTGTTCACCATTCATCCATTGCGCAACAATTTTTAATATTTGATTTTTAGCGTGTTTATGGCTATATATTGATTCATCTAATATATTTTCTATTGCTATCATAGCCGAATCTATCTGGTTTATATTTGTTTTCATATTGTTAATATCAATAAATGTTTTATTTAAAGAAAATGACATTTCTGTGTTGATGGTATCAAATATATCTGATACAATGGTGTTGTTCTCCTTTTTCTCTAATAAATAATCCATAATACTTTCTATTAATTCAAATTTATTTTTATTTGTAGTTAGAATTTTCCTTTCCTTTTTTGATCTTTTTATTGTATTAATATGGTTCATAATGTTTAAAACTTGTTTATTTGTTTCTGTAGAAATTGTTTTTTTAATCGTATCGAGAACATTTTCATTAATATGTTTATCAATATTTTTTAAAGAATGTATTATTTCTATTAAAGAATATTTATCTTTCACGGTTTTAATATAATTAGGAAACAGTTGTTCTATAGCTAATAGTAACCTTACGAAACATTTATTAATATCTTTCATTTTTTTTAATATTGGTTCTTCTTTATAAACAACAAATGGTATTCTTAACAATCCTTCCAAATACTGTTTTGCTTTTAAACCAGTCTCATCCGATCTTGATTTTACTTCTTTTAGTTTTACAATAGCCTTTTCTTTTACGACTTCATTCGCTTTCATTAAATAAATCTGTTGCTCGAGTGTTATCTTATGAATATCATATTTTTGCATCATATCATTGGTATATTTTGTAGTATATTTAATTACATCTTTAAAATTTTTCTTTATATTTATGGGTAAACTGTCAAATATGTGCTGATGATCATTGTATTCATTGTTATCACTTGTAGTTGTAGTCGATATTAAATCGTATAAAATATAACATAAATAGTTTATTTCATCATCGTTATCATAAATAAGTAAATTTATTAATATACAACGTTTTGAATAAGCATCTAGTTCTAAAAATTTTTTTATAGTATTATCTAGTTTTGTATTTTTTATGGTATTCACATCTGTTATAACACTAATCATTTTCTTATTTAAATCTTCATTTCCAAAAATAAGTATATCTTTTAAATTAAATGAATCTAACAACCTATTTATTATTCGTTTCTCTATTTCATCATAATTAACTAATGTGGATATAATATCATATTTTCTATTATTTATGTATTCGTTATTGAATAATTCTAACTGTAAATCATCTATAATACCATTAATTATAATTGTTTTTTTAGAAGATTCGTTATGTAAAACTACACATATTCCAAATATTTTCTGATAAAACGATTTACTAGATTTATCTAATTCAAAACATTCTAATAAATTGGAATTTTCTATTGTTATTGTTTCATCTGTAATTTTATTTGAACAAAAAATATTATTATTACTGTAACATTTATGAGATTTCCATTGTATTATTTTACATCCTATTGGTTGAATATGTTTTAAAATTAGTTCGTATTTAGCTTTTAAAACAGGATTGTCTATTTTTTGTTCATTTGCTTCTGAACCAAAACCAATGTACAATAAATCATCCATATATTTTGTTCCAAAACCACATATTATCATAAATAGCTTATCTGAAATTTTTCGTAAATTGTCTAATTGTTCTTTTTTATTTGTTTGCTTTTCATTTTTCTGCGGTAGCTCCCGTTGGGAGCTATCTCCGGAAAATCTGTGATTTGCTATACCGCTTAGCGGTTCCACAAATCGCCCATTTGTGATTAAACCTACTTTATCATAAAGCTCTGTTAATATTGAAATTGATAAATTGGTGTCATTGTTACTAAATATATCTTTATTCTTATTCGTTTTTATTGATAAAACAGTGTTTCTTATTATATTTTGAATCCGGATTGTTTTTTCTATTAAAATTTCTTTTAAATTATCATTGTCGTTATCATTAATCCTTATTTTTGCTATTTTATTGCCTTTTTTAGTCATTTCATAATAAACTATACATACTTTGTTATTATAGATAAAACCAGTTGTATATTAAATAATTTACGCAAAATAATATAAACAAATCATTCGTTATATTTATAACCTAACAAATTTTTTATAATGGGAATACCAAGCTATTTTTCGTACATTATTAAAAATTATTCTAATATTATACGAAATTTGAAATTTTTTACAAAAAATAGTAATGTAAAATTTCAACATCTTTATATGGATTGTAATTCTATCATTTATGACTCAGTACACGCTCTAGAAAAAGATATCAATGATGGAAAAAAAGAAACAACTCTTGATTTTGAAACTGATGTTATAAATATGGTAATTCAAAAAATAGATACATATGTTGATTTTATTCGTCCGACAGGTACCCTTTTCATTGCATTTGACGGAGTTGCACCATTTGCTAAAATGGAACAACAACGCACTAGACGTTATAAATCGTGGTTTTTATCTAAAAATTCTTTTTGTGATAAGGAAAAAAAAATATCTTGGAATACTTCTGCTATTACACCTGGAACCAATTTTATGAATAAACTTTCCGAACGTGTTAAACAAGCATTCTTAAACAAAGAAACCAAAATGAAGGTTAATAAAATTATTGTATCTGGATCCGATGATAAAGGTGAAGGTGAACATAAAATGTATCAACGTATTCGTGATATTCGCACTATTAATGATAACATTGCTGTTTATGGATTGGATGCCGATTTAATTATGTTATCTATTTTCCATTTGAAATATTCTAAGAATATTTACGTATTTCGAGAAACACCCGAGTTTTTTAAAAATATGATTCCTGAAGAAGCTGCGTCTAATGAACCACATTTTTTAGATATACGTCAATTATCAGTATCAATATTATGCGAAATGAACTGTAAATTTTCAGATCAACATCGAATCAATGATTATGTTTTCCTTTGTTTTTTTCTTGGAAATGATTTTTTACCTCATTTTCCTGCTATGAATATCAGAACACACGGTATTACTGCCCTTTTAGATATTTATAGGATCAATATTGGTAATAAAAAGGATAAATACTTTATTTGTCCATTAACTAATAAAATACAATGGAATAATGTTGGTATCTTTTTAAAAGAAGTCGCTAAGAATGAAAAACAATATTTATTGGGTGAATATAATGTTCGTAAAAAATTTGATAGATTTACTTTTCCTGAAAAAACAGCAGAGGAAAAAGATAACGTTTTATTGAATGCTCCTATCATTTATCGTTCGGATGAAAAATATATTTGTCCTGATGAACCCTACTGGGAAGACCGTTATTATGATACTCTTTTTCATAAAGAATATTGCAATGAGAATATTAAAGATATATCAAACAATTATTTTGAGGGTTTAGAATGGGTTTATACTTATTATACGGCAGAATGTCCTAATTGGCGTTGGAAATACAATTATCATTATCCACCTTTGTTCAATGATCTTTGTAAATTTATTCCAACAGATGGTCAACCATTGATAGAATTATGCAGTGATTCAGTTTCACCTTTTGTTCAACTATGTTACGTATTACCCAAGTCAAATTTATATTTATTGCCTACAAATATAGAAAATCATATTAGAAATAAATATAATCATTATTACCCTTTAGAGTATGAATTCAAATGGGCATTTTGTCGTTATTTTTGGGAATCACACCCTATTTTGCCGGAAATTCCATTGAATGTTTTGGAAAGAATTATTAATGAGGCAAAATAAAATAAAACTTATATTTCATAATATACTAGAATATTATGAAATTTTTGATCGAATGGACTACGTTAATTATTAATTTGTTTGGTATTTATGTGTTATGGATAAGTGTTTTTTATTTTTCTTCCCATTTACACGTGTATTTATGTACACCTGATGGGTTTTATGGATTTCTAATATCACCATTTTTATACCAAACACCCCAATGTTTCGCTTTAAGATGGTTAATAACGAATGGATCTTTATATATAAATGCGTTTTGGACACTACTTGCTAGTATGGCAATTCGAAATTTATCATTCCATAACTAGAATTCTATACGGCTCCGAACTTCGTTATGCACCTCAGCACAACCTTCGGTTGTGCAAGGTTGCAATCGAAGGTTGCCGACCGTATGTTCCAGAAACTCCGCTCTCACGAGCTACGTTTATGGAACTAATGAACAACCACAATCTTCCATTAATTCATCAAAATCTTCCGAATAAAGAGTCGTTTTATTAATAAGATTTCCTATCAAAATATCTATCTTTTCTCTATTTTCTTCTAATATTTTTTTGGCTGTTTCTAATGCTTCTGAAACTAAACTAATAGATTCATTATCAATGATTTGTTTAGTATTTTCTGAATAACTATCACCTGTTCTAGCCAACATTGGATCCATATTTTTATTATAAAAAGCTTCTAATTCTTCACCCATACCATAATTACCAATCATACGTTCTGCCAATCCATTTGCTTGTTTTAAATCTTGTATGGCACCAACGGATATAAAATTGTTACCATAATATAAATATTCGGCTGCTTTACCACCCATCGCAATAATCAATTGTTTTTTATACAAATCTTTTGTATATAAACCACTTTCTGTAATATTTTGTCGTTCGTTGAATAATGTGTATCCACCAGCTCCATTATATGTACTCTGAACAGTTACTTTTTTTAGTTCAAAATATTCTTTAAAATATGAACATAAGAAAGCGTGTCCAATTTCGTGAATAGCAACCCTTTTAATTGATTCTTCACTTCGAGTCTCTACTTTTCTTATAAGACCAACAACTAATTTTTCCAATGCATCTAAGATATCCTGGTTTTGTATAATTATTTCTCCACGTCTTGCACAATAAATAGCTGCTTCATTTAATAGGTTTTTTAATTGAGCACCAGAGAACCCTCCTGTTAATTCTGCTACAAAATCTAAATTTACGTTTTCAGATAATTTTTTGTTTTTTGAATGAACATTTAATATATCTCGCCTTGAATTAGTATCTGGTAATGATACTTTAATAATTCTGTCAAATCTACCTGGACGCAACAATGCTTGATCTAAAATATCTTTACGATTGGTTGCTGCTATAATTAAAATACCATCATTGTCTGCGAATCCATCCATTTCAGCTAATAATTGGTTTAATGTTTGTTCTCGTTCATCATTTGCCATATTGAGTCCGACCCCTCTTTGACGTCCAATAGAATCAAATTCATCAATAAAAATAATACACGGTTTATTTTTTCTTGCAGTTTCAAATAAATCACGCACTTTTGCTGCACCAACTCCTACAAAAACTTCTACAAATTCACTTGCTGTTATAGATAGGAAATTTGCATCGGTATCACTTGCTATGGCTTTTGCTAAAAGAGTTTTTCCTGTTCCTGGTGGTCCTTCTAACAAAATTCCTCGTGGTATTTGAGCACCTGCTTGTTCATAAATAGTACCATTTTTTAAATAAGATACTATTTCGGTACATTCATCGAATATCTCTGGACTTCCTGCAAAACTATTTAATGTTATGTTGGATCTTTTCATATTTTCTTTATCCTTTTTTAAATCAAGATTAAGAGAACCTGGCATACCCTGTCCAAAAGGTCCACCTGAATTAGATCCATTTGAACTATTTCCTCTCGTCATTAAAAAAAACCGTCTTGCTATTGAAAAAATAATAGAAATGAAAATAAAAGGGAATACTGTATTGTTAATGAATTGATAAGTATCATATGCAATTGTTTGCATTTGTGTTGGTTGTTCTAATTTAATTTTAAAAACTGGTTCTACTTTGTTTTTTACGGAAATATCAATAAGGTCGTTTGTTACCTGAGGTATAATATCTGTAACAATAAAATCACTGAATATATCTTCACTTTCTATTTTACTTTCTGATATAACTTCATTGTATTTATTTGAAAAGTAAATTTTGGATATTTCTTTGTTCTGTATTTTATCAAGTAATTTATTGTATGGTACATTCTGCAATGTATATCTGTTTCGGAGAACATTTGTAATTTGAGATTCATCGTGCATTTTAATAGTTTTTAAAGGATTCTTTGAAAATTTCGTAGATGACCATTGGGTGAAGGATTCATCATCCGTCGATTTCACCGATCGAAGATCGGTTACATCTAAGGATGATCTAGGTTTTGCACCGCCTAGCGGCTTTGCAAAACCTTCAGTTCTATTAAACAACGATACGAATAAAAATGAAAAAAATATTATTTT